AATTTTAATAACTGCTGTATTATCGCCAGCATTATTAATTTTAGGTTCTCTTGCTGGTGTTTTAGGATTAGCCACCACAGGTTTTGTATTGTTTGGTAAGGCAATAGCAATGGTATTTGCAATGAACCCTTGGATACTTGGCTTGCAACTTGCTATTGGTGTGATGTTTTTATTTAAAGAAGAATTAATGATTATTTATGATTTTTTACAAAACAAATTAGTAAGTGCTTTTGATTATGTTGCCGAAAAACTAAAAATGGTAATGGGATTGATTAACGAATTTAAAGCCGATACTTCTATTGTTTTAGATTTTATTGGGCTTGATAAATTGTCGGAAATGGTGGCACCAAAAATGAACCAGCCAGCACAAATTAATAAAACACAACAATTAACAGCTGGCGGTCAATTAGATGTTAATATTAAAGGATTGCCACAAGGTTCTAGTGCGGGTTTTACTCCTCGCCCTAACAATTTCTTGCCAGTTGGAGTTAATTCAGTTTTTGCGGGGTTTTAAATGACAATATTTAACACATCAAGATTGCCAGACGGTCAGTTTCGAGATGCTTTTTTCTTCTACCAAGAATCAAGTGGGACTGGTGGTAGAAAAACACAAACTCACGAATACCCTAACAAAACAGAAAGATATGTTGAGGATCTAGGCGGATTAGAAAAGAAATTTATATTAAATGTTTTCACCGATGACAATGTAAGTTATAGTGAAAGAGACGGTTTAATTCAAGCCTTAGATCAAGCAGGAGTTGGAACATTAGTTCACCCTTCTTTTGGCGATTTAGAAGTTGTAGTTGTTGGCTATACATTCGCCGAGAGTATCAAGGAGCTAGGCATAACTAAATTCACAATCAATTTTGAAGTAGCTTCTCAAAATATTTTGCCAACTAAAATAACTTCTACCAAAGGTTTTTTAGCACAATTAAAATCAGACATTCTTGGCAAAAATGAAAAAGCTTTTGATGATGGCTGGAAGTCGGTAAAAAATGCCAAGGCAAAATTTGATTCAGGAGTTAAAACATTAAAAAAAACTGCGAACAAAATAAATAATATTGCCAAACAAATTCAAGGTGCTGGCGATAGTTTCGCCGATTTAACAACTTCATTAAACCAAATTGTCAATAGTGCAAATAAATTAGTGCAATCTCCATCAATACTAGCCTCAAACTTACGAACTTCTTTTGACAATCTAGGAGTTGCTTTTAAAAACTCAAAAGATTTATTCAATACAACTAAAAAACTATTCGGCTTTAATGAAAGCGATCAAATCATTGTGGGTAATTCACAAATTCAAAAAGACATTAAAACAAATCAAGATCAATTAAATAATTTTGTCAATGTTGCTGTGCTTGCCACTGCCTACGATGCCTCGGTTAACATAGAATACAATAATTTACAAGAATTAAACCAAGTTATTGCTGATTTAGAAAATGGATTTAATCAATTACCAAATACTATTGATAAAACTTTGCGAGATACATTGTTGCAAATGAAAATTGAGGCTACCAATATATTTTCTCAATTAGCAATTAGCTTGCCAAATGTTGCTAGTTATAATATTATTAACCCAATTAGCTTAAATACACTTATTTTTAAATTATATGGCTCCCTAGAATTAAAAGAAACAATAAGATTATTAAACAATTTTGGCGATACTTCGCAAATTCAAGGCAATATAAAAATTTTAACAAATGTTTAACAATAATATTTATCTTGAAGTTGATGGTATTAGATATGAGGGTTTTACAGATATTGCCGTTAATTCAGCAATGGAAAATTTCTCCTCTTTTTTTTCATTTACAACCACTGTTGAAGAAAATAAATCTAGTAAACTTATCAATGACATTAAAGAGGGGCAAAAAGCAAAAGTTTTTATGGGGCAAAAAGCAAGAGTTTTTATCGATAATATATTAATAATAACTGGCTTTATTGAAGAAATAGAGAAAGAAGCTTCGCCAAGTTCAAAATCTAAAACGGCATCAGGGCGGGATATTGGGGGAGATATTATTGACTCAGATATTATTCAAAAATCTTACAATCAAAGAAATTTTGAAAGTCTTGTTAATCTTGTTTTAAAAGATAATGGGTTTTCAATAAAGGTTATTAATAAAGTTGGCATATTAAATTTAGAAGCAAAAGAAACGATAAAGACGGAGCTAAACCAGTCTATTTTTAATTTTTTAGACCAGTATGCTAAAAAATTACAAGTATTGTTAAAAATGGATAAAAACGGCAATTTAAATATTATTCGCGAGGATGATGAGGTTGTTAAAAATATGTTAATTAATAATTACACCGCAAACACAAACATTTTAACATCAAGGTTAAAATTATCAACAATAGATAGATTTAATGTTGTTGAAGTATATTCACAAGGCAATAATAAAACTCATACTAAAACAGGTATTTCACAAAAAGGGAGGGCTGTTGATCCACAAATTAGATCAACTAGAAGAAAGATATTGACAATGGATACTGCAAGCGAAAGCAAATCATTAAAGGCTCTGGCCGAGTGGAATATACAAGTTAGAAAGGCAAAGGGTTCAAGATATACTTGCACGACACTTGGTTATTATTCTAGTAATAATACATTATGGCAACCCAATACTCTTGTTGATATAATTGATTATGATATGGAGGTGCAGGGAACTTTTTTGATTCAAGGTGTTACATTTCATCAAAGCTTACAAGGTTCATTTACTAATCTTGATATTGTAGAGCAAGGTTCTTTTAGTGTAGGCAAAATAAACAATTTAGGGAACAGTTTTGCCGATGATTTAATTATTTATTAAGCAATTAATCCGTGATTTTTTAAAGCTGTAATTATACTTGAAATCGCAACTCTTGATTCTGCATCTATTATCGTTCCGCCAGTAGGATTGTTAATTGTTGCTTGTTGACTACCGACAACTTTAATATTATTTACTTTATAAGATAAGGCATTGAAAGATTTGTCGCAGTCAGTATCTCCTACAACAGTATTTTTGCTACTGCCTGCTTTAAAACCATTTTTAGAAACTCTGTTTTTTAATTCGCTATCGCCATCTTCAAGAATTGATTGTGTATTTACTTCGTAAGGTATGCCAAATAAATTTGTTTTGCTACCATTGCAACCAAACAATAAAATAAGTGTTGTATCTGTGGGCTTAACTTTTGATTGTGAGCCGTAAGGATAAAGTAATAATACATCGTCATAGACTTCATTATACATTGAAACAACCGTTGCATAAGTGCCATCGGTTTTTGTAATATAACCTTTTATAATCATAGTTTTTTCTAGTGCTTTTTTAACAAAATATTTTATCTTATAATTCTAATTTATTTAAAATAAAATGGCAATAGATTTTAAACTCACACACAAAAAAGGTTATTGGGATCTAGATATTGAGAATGGCGATATTGCTAAAACCGATAGTCTAGACACTGCCCTTTATATGTCAGTTTTTTGCGAAAAAAGAAGCAATAAAGTAAGCGAGCCAACATTAAGGCGAGGACACTTTACAAATGCTTTTAATCGTGTTGCTGGCTATGAAATAGGTTCTTTGTTGTGGTTATATACAACACAAGCCAAACAAACTCAATCTAATCTAACAATGATTGAAACATCAATAAAGGATGGTCTAAAATGGATGATTGACGATGGTATAGTTAGTAAAATAAATGTTAAAGCTACTAAACAAGATACAAAGGTTAATGTTGAAATAGAGTTAATAAATAAATTACAAGTCAACAGTAAATATTATAATCTTTTTTTAAATTTATAAATGGCAATTGAGTTCTCAACAATATCACAAATTCAAGAAAGACTTGCGAATGCCTTTATTCTTGCCGTAAATGCAGGACAGCTCGATACATCAAAGCAAATAGACCCTAATATTAGAAATTCTCTTGCTATGGCAACAGTTACATCAATGTCGGCTGGTTTTGATGAGAATAACGATAATATCAAAGAAGTTTTAAAACAACTATTTCCACAAACTGCAACCGATGAGTATTTAGAATTATGGGCTTCTTGGTTTGGCATTACTAGAAAAGATCCAGTGAAAGCCGAAGGTTATGCTGTTTTTACAGGCACTGCTTCAACAACAATTCCTAATACAACCACAATTCAAAAAGCTGATGGCACACAATATGAAACCCAAGCCAGTGCAACAATATCGGCTCAAACAATAGGCATAACAACATTGACTAGAAGTGGAAGCACTGCAACGGCAACAACCACCGCTAATCATAATTTAGCAACAGGAGTATCCGTTGCCATCGCTGGAGCTTCTCAAACCGAATACAATATTACGGCAACAATTAATGTTATTTCAAACACTCAATTTACCTACACAATAAGCGGAACACCTGTAAGCCCTGCCACTGGCACAATAACTGCTAGTTTTACTTCTGCATTTGTTGCAATAAAAGCTGTTAATTATGGTGTAAATGGCAATTCTGCTGGCGGTTCTCAATTAACTTTAATAAGTCCAATAGTTGATGTCAATGATAATTGCTATTTAAGTTATGATGGCTTGACACTTGGTTTAGATGCTGAAACTGACGACGAATTAAGAAGTCGCTTAAATCAAAGATGTGCGAACTTTACCGCTCCATTTACAGCTTCAGGATTACCAGTTTTTATTAAAGAAAAAATTGCTGGTATTACTAGGGTTTGGATTCAAACCGCAACACCATCTGCGGGTTATGTGACCATTTACTTTACTCGTGATAATGATGCAAACATAATCCCCACCAGTTCGCAAGTAAATGCTGTTAAAAATGCAATCATTGATGTTGATAACGGAATTAAACCTGCAAATACACCCGATAATTATGTTATAGTATCTTCACCAACTGCCGTGCCAATTGCAATAACATTTGCAACATTAAGCCCAAACACTGTAGCAATGAAAACTGCTATTACAACAACTCTTACCGATTATTTTAAAAGCCCTGCAATCAATGTTGGTGGTGATATTACATTAAATGAAATCAATGCTTTAATTTATGGTGTTATTGATGAAGATGGCAACTCGCCAATTTTTACATTATCGGCACCATCTAGCACAACAGTAATTAGCGATTCACAATTAGCAATTTTAGGAACTATAACTTATCCATAATGTTAAAAGAAAGAAGCCAAACACAACAAGCAGATATTTTATTGCAACATTTAAGAGACGATAGACTGCACGAAGCTAAAAATACAGAGGATTCAACATTAAGAAGAATATTAATAGGCTTGGCTAGTGAATGGTTAAATTTTAGAAATAAAATAAATGAAGTTTCTAATGAGTATAATCCGCAAAAAACAACAACATTAATTCAAGAGTGGGAAGGATTTGTTGGTATTCCTGATTCTTGCATTCCAGTAGCTTCGACAATTGAACAAAGAAGGTTAAATGTTTTGCTAAAACTCTCTGGCATCAATGCTACAACTGAAAGCCAATTTAAAAAAATTGCCGAAATTCTTGGCTACAACATACAAGTTTCTAATGGAGTTTCAACCTCAACATTTCCATTAACTTTGCCTTTTTTGTTGATTAGTCAAGCTTCGGCACCATTTACAATTGTTATTACATTGCCAAGCTCTATACAACCAAATGGCTTTCCTTTAACATTTCCCTTTACTTTAACATCTCAACAACCAGCAATTTTGGATTGTTTATTTAACAAGCTAAAACCAGCAAATACTCAATTATTTTTTAGGTATTCTAATGCTTTATAATTTTAATTTAAAAAACTATGTCTAATTTTAATACATCAAAAATTGATGGCGACACAGTGGCGAGTGTTGAATATAACCAACTTGCCGATGTTAATAATTTAATTATTAACTCTGGTCAGACTCCTTCAACTTCTAATTTAAATCAGCTTGCAATAGCTTCCGCAAGATATTCAAGTGGAGGTCAATTTTTTACCGATTCAGGAACTGCAAATGCTTATGTATTAACCCCAGTTTCGCCTTTTAAATCGCCAGTTTCAGTTGGAGCTGGCGAAGGTTATTTTAATGGAATGATTATTATCTTTCGTGCTGGCAATGCCAATAGCGGAGCTTCAACAGTCAATGTCAATGGTGCTGGTGTAAAAAATCTTAAAAAAACCGATGGAACTGATGTTGCGACTGGCAATATTTTAACTACTAATGATGTTACTTTTAGATATGATGGCACTAACTTTGTTAAAGTAGAAAATGTTAATCCTGCCACAAACACGATTCAAGGTATATCTTATATAAATAAACCCGTAACATTAGTTAACGATGGAATATCAATTAATGATACTATTGGATTTGATGCTGGAACTTTTATAACATCAAGTGGCTCACAAATTTATTTACCAATAATTAGAAAAAAAATACAATCAAGCGGAGTTTGGACTGCTGGCGATACAAACAACGGTTTAGATACTGGGGCAAGAAGTGC